GGATGTCGCGTTCTTCCGCGAGTACGCGGGCATGACCGACGAGGAGAAGGACCGCTACCGGCAGGCCCTCCAGATCATGTTCCCCGACAAGGGCAAGAGCGGAGACTGAGCGTTGAGTGCGGCGCAGACTCTCACCGGCTCGATCGCAGCCAACACCGTCCAGAAATGGTTGCGGGCATGGCACCAGGGTGGCGTGCCGGACGCCGTCGATCTGGAGATCGTTCGGCAGATGCTGCCTGGCACACCCTACGGCTCGGGCGTCCGCGAGATCAAAGCACCGACATTGCTCGACATCGACAGTTGCGAGGGCATGCTGGTGCGCAACCCGAAGGATGCCGCCGAGTGGGGGATCTTCTACAACGGCAAGGCCAGCCCCGAGCGCCGGCGTTTCACGATCGCCCATGAGTTGGGCCACTTCATCCTGCATCGCAGCCAGCGGCCCAGCTTCAGTTGCGACAAGGAAAGCGTCTATTCCGGGGCGGACACCATCCGAACCATCGAGCGCGAGGCCGACGATTTCGCCAGCAACCTGCTGATGCCCGGAGATCTACTGCGCGAGTGGATCTCCGATCAGCAGATCGACCTGCACGTCCTCAGTGCCATTGCGAAGCGCTTCGAGGTGTCGTTCGAGGCGCTGTGCATCCGCTTCATCAAGTTCACGCCGCAGCGGGCCATCCTGGTGTACTGGGACAACGGCTTCGCGAAGTACGAATGGCGCAGCAGCAGTGCCGTCAGAACGCGGGCGCGCATCCGCCGTAATGGCGATCCTGCGGAGCCTCCGACCGGCACCCTCGCCGCTGATACCGGCGTCGGCCAGGAGTGGGATGGCGCGGAGATGTCCGCCGCGACGTGGTGCGCCGAGGAAGCGCCGCACATGAAGCTGCGCGAGTTCAAACACAGCTACGGCGCACGAGATCGTGTCCTCACGCTGCTCCTGCTTGAAAGCGCCGAGCCGCGATCATGGGACCGGTCGTGGCACGACGAGGAGACCACTGATAGCTTTGACCAGTTCGTCTCAAATGGTCAGTTGCCCGTGCGGTAATCGAGTGAAGGAGTGGCTCGCTTGAAAGTTCTATGGAAGTTCTATCGGATCCAGTACGGAGAACTCGCGCTCCTGACGCTGCTGTCGAGTAGTGCGTATTGGTGGGGCTGGTACGTGAGCAAGATGGATGGCATGGCCTTCAGTCGGTCCGGCGCGATCGCTACTGCGTTCCTGGCGTTCTTTATCGTGTCCGATTACCCCGAACGACTGGGCAAGGTGCAGCAGGCAGTGAATGATGCGATCGACAAGAGCGGAAACTGGACCGACGCATCAAGAGAGATACGCAGTGGCGCCAAGAACCGCACCAAGACCCATCTGGATTTGACGAGAACGGTGATCCAGTACTGGTACGCAAGCCTTCTGTTCATCGCCACGATGATCTGGGGGCTCGGGGATCTCTTCTACGTGCTGAAGCACGATGAGAGTGTCAGCGCTTGGGAGTTGGTCGTGAAGCTCATGTACTTGGGCGCGCATTAGCGTCCCTGCCCGTCGAAAATCACACGCGCGCAACTATCGCAAGCGCGCGCACTTCCGCCAAAACACGTTACGCGAAGTGCCCTTCGTTTCTAGCATGAGCAGCGTTTTCCACATGAACGCTAGCCATGCACAACGACGAACCCATCTCTTGCGCGAACGCCGACTGGCCGCGCCACCCCCACCACGAAATCGCTGACCTGCTTGCCGTGGCGCTCCTGCGCCTGCGCGACAAGGAATCAGCGTCCGATCATTCGGCCACTTCGGACGTGAAAGACGCAGTTGGCCTTGGCTTTACTGCCAGCCAGCGCGTGAATGCGAACCCCTATCAAAAAGAAGGAGTTCGCACATGAAAACACACGCACCCCAGGTCGACGCCGCCAGCGTGGCGGCCCGCGTTGCCCAGATCCCCCACCTTCCCATGGACAGCCTCTGGGCACTGTGGGATGAGCACTTCGACGAGCGCCCGAATCACCATCACCGGACGTGGCTCGAAACCCGCCTCGCGTACAAGATCCAGGAGCGCGCCTTCGGCGGCCTGAAGGGATCCGTGCGTCGCAAGCTGGAGGAGATCGGCGAGACCGGCATCCTGCCGCCCCGGCTGCGCCGAGAAGCCGATCGTCTGCTGCCCGGCACGATCCTCACGCGCGTCTACGACGACGTCGAGCACCAGGTGCTCGTGCGCGGTATGCGCGACTTCGAATACCGTGGCCAGCGCTTCACGAGCCTCACGGCGGTGGCCAAGATCATCACCGGATGCCCGTGGTCCGGCCCTCTGTTCTTCGGTCTCAAGACCAAGAAGAAGGAGGTCGCATGAAATCCCATCGCAACTCGCCGGCACCACCGACGCTTGCGCCCAGGAAGCGCTGCGCGATCTACACCCGCAAGTCCACCGACGAGGGGCTGGACCAGGACTACAACAGCCTCGAAGCGCAGCGCGACGCCGGGTTGGCGTTCGTGTCGAGCCAGCGCCATGAAGGCTGGACCGCAGTGCAGGACGGCTACGACGATGGCGGCTTTTCCGGCGGCAACCTGGATCGCCCCGCACTCAAGCGATTGATGGCTGACATCGAGGACGGCCGCGTCGACATCGTGGTCGTCTACAAGATCGATCGCCTGACGCGCAGCCTGCCGGACTTCGCCAAGCTCGTGGACGTGTTCGACCGAAATGGGGTCAGCTTCGTGTCGGTCACGCAGCAGTTCAACACGACGACGTCGATGGGACGCCTGACCTTGAACATCCTGCTTTCCTTCGCGCAGTTCGAGCGCGAGGTCACCGGTGAGCGCATCCGCGACAAGATCGCGGCCAGCAAGGCCAAAGGCATGTGGATGGGCGGCATGCCACCTCTCGGGTACGACGTCGTCGAGCGCAAGCTGGTGATCAACGCGCCGGAGGCAGACCTGGTGCGGGATATCTTCCGTCGCTACGCCGAGCATGGGTCGGCGGCGGAGATCGTGCGTGAGTTGGCGATCGAAGGACGCACCACCAAGGCATGGCAGACACAGGGCGGTCTGTTCCGGGAAGGTCGGCCGATCGACCAGCAGTACCTCTTCAAGATGCTGCGCAACCGGATCTACCTGGGCGAGATCCAGCACAAGGGAACCAGCTACCCGGGCCAGCACGACGCCATCATCGACCAGGAACTCTGGAACGCTGCCCACGCCTTCGTCGAGCGTCGCAAGCACGGTCCGCGCGAAGGCATCACCCAGCATCCCGCCCTGTTGGCCGGTCTGCTTCACGCGCCCGACGGACAACTGATGATCCACAGCTACACGCGCAAGAAGAACGGGCGCCTGTACCGCTACTACGTTCCGTACCTGCACAAGCGGCGCAGCGCCGGGGCGAACCTCGCGCCCGGTACCGTCGACATCGGGTCACTGCCAGCCGCCGAAATCGAAACGGCGGTCCTGGAGCAGATTCACAAGGCGCTGCGGGCGCCGGAGTTGATGGTCGCTACTTGGCGCGCATGCCAAAAGCACCCCAAGGGCGCGCACCTCGACGAAGCTCAGGTAGTCGTCGCCATGCAGCGCATCGGTGCAGTGTGGGACCAGCTGTTTCCGAAGGAGCAACAGCGGATCACGCGCTTGATGATCGAGCGCGTCCAATTGCATGAGGGCGGCTTGGACATCCTCTGGCGTGAAGACGGGTGGATCGGTCTCGGGGCAGACATCGCCAACCACCCCCTGGTCGAGGAATCCGCCATGACTGAGGAGGCATGCGCATGACGTCCAGCGACAAGCCGGTCGCGCGGCCGGCGAACCCGAAGCTGCGCAGTGTCCGCATCGAAGTCGGCGACGATGCGCGCAACTATGTCACCGGTCAGCAGCGCGTGACCATGGTGCCGCTGACGATTCGGCGCAAGCAATATCGCAAGGTGATGATTCCTCCCCCGGGCGAACGGTCAGTCCTGGGCGCGGGCGGGGAAGACATCCCCATGATCCGCACGCTGGGCAAAGCCTTCTACTGGCAGAAGCTTCTGGATCAGGGGGAGTTCGCCACCATCACGGACCTCGCACGATCCATGAAGCTGGAACAAGGCTGGGTGGCGGAGGTGCTGCGGATGACCACGCTGGCGCCGGACATCATCGAATCCATCCTCGACGGGCAGCAGCCCCGTCACCTAAACCTGCAGACCCTTCGCGGGCGGCACGACCAATTGCCGCGCGACTGGCAGGAGCAGCGCAAGACGCTCGGCTTCTCGATCTGATCGGCAGGTAGGACCGACATCACCCAGACGGCGAGCCATGTGCTCGCCGTTTGTGCGTCTGCGCCCCGGGGCATTGGCGAACCAGGAGTTTCCGCGTGGTTCGCCATTCGGTCCCTCGTATGTTCGCCACCCGAATTCTCCAATGACACCTGTTCCTCAACAACGTCATAGGAGGCTTCCATGCCGACACCGGCAACCCCCAATCCGCAGTCGTCCCGCGACGCGGTCAACAGTCTTTCACCCGGCGATCGTCGGGTGCTCAACGAGAACGAACTGGCGCAGCGCTGGGGCATCAGCCCCAAGACCCTGCAGCGCTGGCGCAGTGAGGGCCGTGGCCCGAAGTACCTGAAGTTGTCCAAGCGGGTGAGCTATCCCCTGGATGCCGTCATCGACTTCGAGACCAATGCGCTGCACGACTCGACGTCCGAACGCTCGGTTCGCTGATCGGAGACGACGATGAACGAAATCACCATCTTCCCCGAGCAGTTGTCCGCGATGTCGGATGCCCAGTTGGCCTCGCTGCCGCCGGCCCAGCTCTGCGAGGTTCACCACAACCTCGCGCAGCTGGTCGACTGGGTCAAGAAGGCGCAGGCCAAGGTCCACGCCGCCATGCAGCGCCGCTACGCCGAGCAAGAACGCGCCGCTCGTGCTGAGGCCGGCAAGGACTTCGGCACCGTGCGCTTCAACGACGGACTGGTCCGCATCGCCGTCGACACCCCGAAACGCGTGAGCTGGGACCAGAAGCAGCTTGCCGCCATCGCCCAGCGCATCGCCGATTCCGGCGACCGGGTCGAGGACTACCTGGACATCGAGTTCAGCGTCCCTGAGTCCCGCTTCACCAACTGGCCGACCGCGCTGCGCGAGCAGTTCGAACCTGCCCGCACCGTCAAACCCGGCAAGGCGTCCTACGACCTGGCCATCGATTCCGAGGACTGATCCATGAATACCAACAACACCGCTGCACTGCGCAAGCACCTCACGTCGTTCTACGCCGACCACCTGCCGGAGCAGATCCGCTACCGGGACCGCGCCGGCCAGGAAGTGGTGATCGTGCCGACCCACACGGCCACGCTCGACGAACTGGCATTCGCCATTCAGATGGCGGCCGAGGAGCAGTCCATCGCGAGCCGCCGCCGCTGCGCGCTGGACGAGCTCTACATCAACGCCCGCAAGGCGAGCGCCCTCGGCGCCGATCGCCTCTGCGACATCGTCTGGAAGGAGTAACCATGAACACGCTCATCCCCTTTCAGTTCGAGACGCATGCCCTGCGCGTGCAGGTCGACGACGCCGGCCAGCCCTGGTTCAATGCCAATGACGTCTGCGCCGCCCTGGAACTGGCGAATCCGCGCGATGCGCTCGCCAAGCACGTTGATTCGGATGACGTCGCAAAACGCGACATCATCGACAGCCTGGGTCGGGTCCAACTGGCGAGCTTCGTCAACGAGTCGGGCCTGTACGCGCTGATCCTCGGCAGCACCAAGGAGGCCGCAAAGCGGTTCAAGCGCTGGGTCACCAGCGAGGTCCTGCCCTCGATCCGCAAGACCGGCGCCTATTCCGGCACGCCGGTTGCCGCCTTGCCGGCACCAACGCAGGACCGCGTGTCCTCCCTGCTGTTGATCGGCGATGCCGTGGCCAAGGTGCCGGGCGTGAAGGCGGGCATCGCCATGGCCGCCACGCTCACGTGCATCCAGGAGAACACCGGGCTGGTGATCGAGACGCTGCGCCGTGCGCTGCCGGCGGCGAACGAGCCGACCTGCTCCCACAACGCGACCCAGTTGGGAAAGTTGGCCGGGTCGTCGGCGAAGGCCACCAATCAGCGCCTCGCGCTCCTGGGCTTCCAGTTCCGCAACGAGCGTGACGAGTGGGAACTCACCGACGCCGGCAAGACGTGGGCCGAGGCCATGCCGTTCTCGCGCAACGGCCACAGCGGCTACCAGATTCTGTGGAACCCGGCCGTCGTTGATCAGCTGAAGGAGGTGGCGTGATGGCACTTCCGATCATTACCGCTGACCAGCGCTTGCGCGAGAAGAAGGGCGTGAAGCTGGTGCTGCTCGGAAAGAGCGGCATCGGCAAGACCACCCAGCTCAAGACGCTGCCCGAAGCCTCGACTTTGTTCGTCGATCTCGAAGCCGGCGATCTTGCGGTCAAGGACTGGCGTGGCGACTGCGTGCGGCCGACCACCTGGCCGGAGTTCCGCGACCTGGTGGTCTTCCTGGCCGGCCCGAATCCGGCACTGCCGCCGGAAGCGCCGTTCTCCGAAGCGCACTACCAGCATGTCTGCGAGCGCTACGGCGATCCGGCGCAGCTGGCCAAGTACGACACCTACTTCGTCGACAGCATCACGGTGCTGGCCAGGCTGGCGCTGATCTGGGCCAAGACGCAGCCGCAGGCCCTGTCCGAGCGGACGGGCAAGCCCGACACGCGCGGCGCCTACGGGCTGCTCGGCACCGAGATGCTGGGCTCGCTCATGCACCTGCAGCACGCACGCGGCAAGCACGTCGTGTTCGTGTCGATCCTCGATGAACGCACGGACGACTTCAACCGCAAGGTGTTCGTCCCGCAGATCGAAGGTGCCAAGACCTCAGCCGAACTGCCCGGCATCGTCGACGAAGTCGTGACGTTGGCCGAGATGAAGGCCGAGGACGGCTCGTCGTACCGCGCCTTCGTCACGCAAACCATGAATCCCTATGGCTATCCGGCCAAGGACCGCTCCGGCCAGCTCGATCTGCTGGAGCCCCCCGACCTGCGCGCACTCATCGAGAAGTGCGCCGCCGCCACCCAACCCAAGAACAGCAAGGAGTAACCCATGTCCGCCTGGAATGATTTCAACGACGCCGAACAGCAACAGACCTTCGACCTGATCCCCAAGGGGACCGTGGCCAAGGTGCGCATGACCATCAAGCCCGGTGGCTATGACGACGCCAGTCAGGGCTGGGGCGGTGGCTACGCCACGCAGAGCTTCGACACCGGGTCGATCTACCTGTCGTGCGAGTTCGTGATCCTGGAAGGCGAGTTCGCCCGTCGCAAGATGTGGAGCAACATCGGCTTGCACAGCGCCAAGGGTCCGGCCTGGGGGAACATGGGCCGCACCTTCGTGCGCGCAGCCCTCAACAGCGCCCGCAACATCCGCCCGCAGGACAACTCCCCGCAGGCGGCGGCAGCCCGGCGCATCTCCGGCTTCCACGAGTTGGATGGGCTGGAGTTCGTGGCCCGCATCGATGTCGAGAAGGACGGGCGCGGGGATCTGCGCAACGTCGTGAAGATCGCCGTCGAGCCGGACCACCCCGACTACACCCGCGCGACTGGCGCTGCCGCACGACCGACGGCCCCCGTCACGTACACCCAGCCCGCACCGGTGGCCGCACCGACGGCAGCCGCGCAGGCCCCGCGTCCTGCCGTGCCGGGCAAGCCGGCCTGGGCGCAGTAAGGGGGATGCGTGAAATGTTGGGTCTGCAAACGACAGGCTCGGGGCTACGGCCACACGGACAACCGTCGTGGCATCGGAAACCCCGGGCGCTACCCGATCGACTGGGTCTTCTGTTCGCGCCGGTGTCAGGACGCGTTTCACGCGCTGTACGGCAATTGGGTCCGCGTGACGGACGGCATGAAGGACATCAGGGAGGTCACCGTGATTGACGCATCTGATGTCGAGCGCGCAGCGATGCGCAAGTGCCTAAAGTCCTTCGGCGAGGCAGCAGGCGAGATCGGCTTCGACAAGCCCCTGGGGCAGTACTCCGAAGGGGAGGCGCTCCAGGTCATCGACGCCATCGTCACCTGCTACACCGACGCCATGGTCGAGCACCACGAGGAGACCAAGTTCCCGCCCGTGCGGGGCTTGGCCCCCACGCCCGATCCCATGGCCAACCCGTTCGCCGATCTGGAGGACGACCTGCCGTGGGAAGAGACGAAGGGAGCGAAGCCATGATCGACTTCAACTCCACTTCCAGCATCTCTGGCCAGCTCACGGCGCTGGTGGACGCGGGCCTGCAGCAGACACGCTCGTCGCAGACACCGCGCCAGTACCTCGGCGCATCGCGTCTGGGCACGGCCTGCGAGCGCGCGCTGCAATACGAGTTCGTGCAGGCACCCGTCGATCCGGGCCGCGAAACCGAAGGCCGCATCCTGCGCATCTTCGAACGCGGCCATGTGATGGAGGACTGCATGGTCACGTGGCTGCGTGCCGCAGGTTTTGATCTGCGCACCCGCAAGGCCAACGGCGATCAGTTTGGATTCGCTGCTGTCGATGGTCGGCTGCAAGGCCATATCGACGGCGTGATCGTCGGCGGCCCCGAGGGATTCACGTACCCGGCACTGTGGGAGAACAAGTGCCTGGGCTCGAAGTCCTGGCGCGAGTTGGAGAAGAACCGACTCGCCGTGGCCAAGCCGATCTACCACGCGCAGGTCGTGCTCTATCAGGCCTACCTGCAGTTGCATGAGCACCCGGCGATCTTCACGGCGATCAACGCCGACACGATGGAGATCTACACCGAGTTGGTGCCCTTCGATGCGGTGCTTGCGCAGCGCATGTCCGATCGCGGCCTGCGCGTGATCTCTGCCACCGACGCCGGCGAGTTGCTGGCGCGCGCCTTCCATGACCCGACGCACTTCGAGTGCCGCATGTGCGCCTGGCAGGACCGGTGCTGGAGGGCTGCAGCATGACGA